CGTCCGCCGGGTGGCTGTGCATGTTCTTATCCGGCACCTCTTTCTTCACATCACCCTTGGTTAGGGTGTACTTATATCCCCCGTTTAGCGCGCGGATCAGCCGGACACAGCTGGGATCGATCTGCAGCCCCTCCCCGCCGTTAGTCCGTCTCATCATATAATACTGGGCCGGCGCCAGGCGCGACTCGATCTTGTTATCCGTGTCGACCTTCACCTCGAAGTGCTTCTTCAGCTCCTTCATGACTGACGTGTTGCTCGCCTGACTGCGATTCCCCGAGGCTGGATCCGGCACTACCAGGAATTCGCACTTCGGAAACTTCCGCGCCAGCAAGGGTTTCAGCTGTTCCGAGATCATTCGATCGGTGGAGTAGTCCTCCAGCACCAACTCGGCCAGGATCCGCACGCTACCCCACTTGTCCTGCTGGCCGAGAACCACCGCGGACTGCATGCCCGGATCGTACCCAGCAACCAGCGGTAGAGTAGGGTCAAACCTCAACGTGTTCTTGGATACGTGCAGATCCTTGGTGAACATCGGGAACACCGGCTTGCCGTTCAGGCTATACCCCCACTGCACCTCGACGAACTGCTTAACCCAGTGCGGCGTCTTGCCTTTGATTAGATTGGTGTAATACCCCACACCGCCTGGCAGATTGGCCAAGTTCTCGGCGCCGGCGGATAGACCGGATGGCTGCTTGAAATAGGTCCAGTTGCTCGGCGCCTCCTGGCCTTCCGGCAGTGCGGCATGATCCTCCAGCATCGGGTACCACCAGTCATTCTCGTTGCCCGGGTTGCTCGCACCCCACAGCCCCCAGTTTGTCGCGCCACCATCGATCGCCGGCGGGTAACGACCGCAGCGCGCGGATAGCGCTTCCACAATCTCCTTCGGGGTGTCGACGAATTCGTCGATGATCGCGAACGTCACTTCCAGCGACAGCACCCGGTTCACGTCATCCGGGGTGTCCAGCGGGCGGAACAGCACTTCGCACTCCACATCGCCGAACCTCATGACGAACGTATTATCAGTGGCCTTCCATTTGCCCGCCTGGCCGTCCCGGAACCAATAGTTGAACGACTTAATCGTCGTATCTTTCAACTGCGGCATCGTCGAACGGACGATCACGCAGCGGGAGCGCCGGATCCCATCTACCGGAGACTTCTCTTGCTTGGAGGCCATATACACCAGCTTGAAGAAAATCCCAGTGGTTTTCCCGGACCCTACCGGGCCGACGACCCAATCGGCGAACAACTCCCCCGGGGAGTAATGCTTGATAAACTCCTTGACGGTTTGCGGGGGAGTGTATTCGAGGATGGTCATTTCTCGCCCTTTTTCACCATCCCCTTACCCGGGCTTTGCGGCTTGCTCTTGCCCGCCTTGCTCATCGCGATCGCGATGGCCTGATTTTGTGGCCGGCCGGCTTTCATCTCGGTGGCGATGTTCTCGCTGACCACTTTCTGCGACTTACCTTTTTTCAACGGCATGATGCTCTCCTAGATATTCGGTACTTTCGTCTTCATGACGTACCTCAGTACAACGTAGTACCGGGAGCGACTTCGCCGGTCTCGACGTCCAGGCCTTCGGCCATTTTTTCGGCCATCTCGCGGGTGCCCAGCATAATTTTGTAGCCCCGGTCAGTAGGGATGATCAGCACGGACATGCCGGTCATGGCATCGAACGTCGCCTCGATTTCCGCCCGGGAGAAATCCATCTCATTGATGTTATTGCGCCACATGTGGGTCAGCAGGTAGGTATAGCCTGGATCCAGGTCCATGTCTTTCACGTCTGCCATGATGTTCTCCGGTTAACCTAAATTGATCTGGATTTGGAAGTTCGAGCCCCCGGCGCCGGCCGCTTCTTTGGCATCATAGCCCGCCCAGCGTACCGTGCTCTTAATTAGATCGGCGCGCACCGCATCGCTCGTGTTGGCGTTCTTGATCATGGCGAAGGCGGTGGCCAGGTAGTCCTCGGCTTGCATGCGAGCTTTCAGCTTGAAGCTCATGCCCTCGGTCTTCAGTGCCTCGGTGGCTTCCTTGTATGCCTTCACAAATACCGGGTGCTGGGTGATTATCTGGAACTCGGATCTTTCGATGTTATAGGCTTTGCAGATATTCTGCGGGGTATCAAGCCTGAGCGCCAGTTCGATCGGCAACAATGGGGGGAAGCCCATCTGGGATGGGTCACGCAGTGCCGCGGCGAGCCAGTTGTCGCCGGCTTCGTCTTCTGGGATTGTGAGATCTGTGCTCATGCGCTGGAGTGTAGCATGAATAGAAACCCCCGAGCAAATGGCAAGTTCACTCGGGGGTTGGGCACTTCGCAGATGCCGCTAGGCGTTTATATATTAGGCTGGGCTGCGTAGGGGGTCAAGGAGTTTATAGTTGCGTTGGGGGGATCTTATTACTTACAGATGATAATAATTGGATTTTTGGTGGAAACTCTATGGGATTGCATGCAAATATGCCCCCACCCCCTCCCGCCCGGCCCCCCTGGCCCCCTTTGTCAGCCCTAAAGAATTCCTACCCCTTTTAAAGGAGTCCCGTCAGGACAGCTGGTCGCAGCAACCTAGTGTCGGACCTGCTATAATATAGGTGCAGCACCACTCAATCATCTATCAGGAGAAACAATCATGGCAACCATCCCAGCCGCTGACCTGTCCGTGCAATCCGTTACGGAAGAAATCAAAGCCTTCTTCACTCAACCTGCTGTAGATAAAGCTGCTGCCAAGGTACGCGCTGATATCATCGCGCCGCACGGTAAGGCGACTATCGCTATCACGCCTTGGCAGCAAGACCTGTTCGATGCTGCATTCAAGGGCGCGGAGGCAGTGAACAAAGCCGAAGAATCCAACCGCGCTAAGATGCGTGCTATCTTGCTGGATCAATACGGCAGCGCTGCGCCCACGTTCGAGCAATTCCGCGCCGACCGCGCCGCCCTGGCCATCCTCGCAAAGCAACGTGGCCTTGTCGATGATCAATGGGTACGCAAGCCTTATAACGCGGCTATCGTCGACCTGTACGGCGCGTTGCCGGTATCCATGTCGCCTGCTGCTGTCGCTAAACGTGCTGAACGTGAGGCGGAGCAAGCCAAGCAAGCCGCTAAGCCTGGAGCCGTGAAAGGCGACACTACCCAACGCGATGCCAGTGCGGACGAAAAGCTTGAGCAATTCATCGCCAAGCATGGCATTGCCAAGGTGTTGTCTGCTGCTGCCAAGATCTTGGCGGCTAAGACCGAATCGAAGCTGGATGCCACCACACTCCAAGCGGTTGCCAGCAAATACGATCCGCAAGCGGCCATCAAGGCGGCAATCGAATCGGCGCGCACTGGCAAGACTTCCAAGCAACTCGCTGCTGAGAAATACGCTGCATAGGAGGCATCATGACCGATCCGAATCCATGGCCTGATATGGCGGACTCATTGATGGATGATGAGTCATTCTAAAACGTGCTCCCAGAAAACCCCGCGAAAGTGGGGTTTTTTAATTGCATATAGTGGCTATTCCGTGCGAATTCAGGCCAAAACTGTGTTGCTATTTCTCGTGTAACTATCTTGTGCCGGAGGGCGATTGTTGTACGTAAGACATGTTGAGAGTATCCGGAGGGAGCGTGCAAGTATCCATGTAGTGGTTCCCTATGAGGGGCAGGAAAATGAGAGTATTCCATGGGCTGGATTGCACGGTTTTGGTAGGGTAAAAAGCAGGGTGTTTTTTCGATAGAAACAACTGCTTACCAAACTGGTGATAGTATCCACCGATTGGCACGGGCATAAGGGCATCATTGTTATTATTTACCGTATCAACAAGCAGGTATCTATTTTTTATCGTAAATCCCGAATACTTGGCTTTACCTTTGTAGGGGACTTTCTTGCATATGCAACTCCTTTCCCCTACATGGATTCCCCCTACAAAGGTAAAGCAAAATATGGACATATACCGTGTTTCCGCTGCTTAGTTGCTTTTTACAAAAATAATAGCCTCATTCATACCCTCCTTCATAGGGGAATCGATGCCCGATACTCGCACCAGTTTTCATTTCGCCTGAGACTATCCCCGCTTTTTGCCTGCTTATCGGCCGTTTTTGCGCAACTATCACCCTCCGCCAAACCTATAGTCAAATTAGATTTACCTTCATTTCTCTCGGAATAGCTACAAACACCCATTTTCCCTTGATTTCCGGCCAGACCTGCCATATCATGTAGGGGAACATCAGTCCTAAGTTTTCCGCTTAGTTGCAATAAGTCTCCCCTACATGACCATCGCAAAATGACCACTACCCCACCAAATGCCTTAGTACCCGGTGCTACTTTCGGACAACTTTTGTTACTATCCCCAGCGCATCGGGACAACAACGGTAACCAGCACTGGCTATGTGTTTGCGCGTGTTCTGCGCAACTAACTGTGCGCTCCGATAATCTCAAGAGTGGTCGGACGAAGTCGTGCGGATGCCAGCAGCATACGACAGCAGGTCGGCGCAACCAGATGTCGCCCTATATACCTCCTGGCCAAACCCGCTACGTGATCCATGCTTTCTACACAAAGGCATGGAGCAAAGGGTATGGCACTGAACTAATAACCGGGTTCGTATGCATGTTCGATAAGGCCAATCCGCACCCTAAAGGCTACCAGCTATCACGCTGCACCAACCATAAAGTAAAGCGTGATCCAGTGAACCCGATGATGATCGTCGGCCTGATGAACCTGGCACGCGGGTGGATAAGGCCACGAGGTGGACTAAGCTATACGGCATGGGCGGCGCGTGAGAGCGTGGAGTTCATGGTCGTTGCGAAGGACTCCGCAGATGAGATTCGGCGGATACACAAGATGTTGGAGACCGATGCTATTGGCGCCGGGCTCGACCCCACAATCTATTATAGGGAGGGCAAGA